ATTAACGTAAGTTCCAGATTCTTCTCTGTATCTTGAAACAATTTTTACATCAATTGAACCAGCATTAATACCAGTAACAACTGCCTTTAAGAAACCAGTTTCATTAGTTACTGTTCCAACACCAGCAATTGATGTATTGATACCAGCAGTTACTCCATATCCAACTTCTATGCCAAAAGTTCCAATTCCAATTGTTTGATCGGCAAAAGCATCAATTGTGCATATTTTTAAATTATTTGCCCAAGAACCTGGATTTTTTGCTGCATAATAATAATTAATAGAACCTTGATTGTTATAATCTTCTAATGAATTGATATGAACTGCTTCTGCTTCAGTTCCAAAACCAACATTTGCGTTATTTAAAGATCCACTGGCGGAACAATTAGATCTTACAACTCTTAATGATCCGCCATATGATAAGTAATTGGAAGCACTTAACCAATATTCTGATTGTCCGTCAGTAGAAACTGGAGTTCCAAAAACTTTTATTAAATCATTTTCAGTTTGGATTAAAACTGGAAGATCAATTGGACCTTTTTGAAATGGACCTACAAGTGCTCCTATTGGAGTAGTTGTGGGAGTTATCCCTCCATTTGTCAGATCAACCTCTCTTATGTTTATACCTGGAGATACTAAATTTGCCGCCATCTTTTTTTGCCCTCTTGAAGAAGTTCATTTTCTCTAAAAGTATTTATAAATTATAAATGCTATTCACTAACGATACTCCCACATATAAGACTTATCGCCATACTCATCTAAATACCACCTATCTCCATCTTTATCCACAAAACTTTTTTCATTATCTATACCATTTACAATAAATCCAAATGGTGCCATATCTGCTTCAATTTGATCTTTTTGTTCTTCATAAATTCTTTTTCGGACATCATTGTCCGTCATTTCTTTAAAATATTCTTGAACAATTAACCAAGAAAAAATTACAAGGCACATTGCCAAATCGTCATTTGCACCTTCTTCTGCTTCCCAAGAATGATTTCTTTGAATAAAAGTTGTAAGTTCGCTAATTATATCATAATCTGGAATTATTAATTTATCATCCTCAATAATAGTTTTTAAATTTGAGCAACCAATTTTTTTTACAGTTTTGGACATTTTGATTCCTAATTGGGATCTTTTACCAGAAAATCCTTGTCCAACTAATTGTCCTGCTCTTCCTCTCATTGAACACATTAACAAATTATCATATTCTAGATCAAAATGTAAAATTGTAGATACCTGTTCTCCAATATCATTAACTTCAACCAATACATACGCTTTATTGTATGCTGCGGCTACATCATAAATGACATTCGGGAATAGCATTGGTTTTATCTCATTATTTCTATACTTTGCTACAATCCTATACGGAAATGTTGTAATGTCAAAAACTACAAAGGCAGAATAATCATTATCTGTCCCTCTGGAGACATCAACAGTCATAATGTAATGATTATCTTCTCTTGGTTCTTCATAAACATCAAGACCTTTACTTGATTTTATAGGATCATCATAAACTAATGCTTTTAATTTTGAACTTGAAATAAGAGTTCCAGAAGAACCTAGGAAATCGCATTCAAACTCCTGTTGAAATTGTTGTTCTGAAGTATTAGCAATCGTTTGTTTTTTCCAGTTTTCGTCTCTTCCTGGAACTTCAGACCAATGAACATCTGTTGGAATATATTCATTTTTTCTTTTTTCTGCATCGTGCCACTTCTTATAGAAGTGATTCATTCCTTTTGGTGTAGAAACAATAATGACTTTTGTGCTTTTACCAGAAGAAATTGTTGGATAAACAGATGCAAAAAAATCATCGGCAATGTGATTTGGAATGAACGCAAATTCGTCCAAAAAGATAATATTGTATGATCCTCCACGAACCGCTGAGGCGGATGTGGATGCTGCCATAATCTTGGAACCATTCTCAAGTTCTAATGAACCCTTGTTCCAGATTAAAACGCCTTGCTGCATCCACTTAGGAAGATTTTCGTATGCTAGTTGAAGTCTTCCAAGAAGATCTCTAGCAGTTGATGCTTTATTAGCAAGTATCGCAATATTGACGTTATCATTAAATATTGCGTAATGAAGTAAATAAGAAACCACAGTGGTAGATTTGCCAGACTGTCTTGGCATTTTGCAGATATTAAATCTATGTTCATGGAAATTCTTAATTAGTTTTTCTTGAAATTTGTACATATTAAAAGGGACAAGCCCTTCATCAAGAGAAACAATTCTTATGTATTTTTTTGCAAAATATACAGGATCTTTTTGGCACTTGAGATATTCTTTAATTTCCTCAGAAGTAAATTCTATAGGAGTATTTGCTTTTTTTAAAAGCGGATTGCCTAGATACTGATCACTCATTATGTATTAATCCTTAATGTATTCTAAACTTAAATTTGTTAGCGTTTCCTGTTGTTTTAAATATAATTTAACATAACATTTTGCCACATTTCTTATATCATTAATTTCATTGCAAGAATCTAATTCTCTAGAAATTTTTTCATATTCAAAAATTTTAGAAAGATTTTCAAGTTCAATAATTTCTGGTTTCATTGTTTTTCTCCCGAAAATAGTAAAGGTTGAGTTGGATCCCTCATTGATGGATAAAAACTCAATACAGTTGCATTTGGATATACTTTTCTTATTTCATCAGTAATTTGTAATTTTGATGGTCTTCTAAATTGAGGTAAGAACATTTGGGTAATTATATTCTTACCTCTCCAATTTAAAATTATAGTATATGTTGTTCCTCTTGACTGTATTCTAATATATTGTTCTTCTAATTTTTCCTTAGATTTTGATCCCCAATTTTTAGCACCTTTTTTGCGACATTTAACTAATGCTCCAGATGCATAAGCACTGGGCCAAACTTTATATCTTGACTTTACTTTATAATAGCAAGCATCTTTTTCTCCTGCAGATTCATGGGTAGAAACCATTTTTGCCTTACCTTTTCTGTCTGGATTTGGGTCTTCTTTACGTTTTTTAGCAGCTCTCCTATTTCTTTCATCTTTATCCATTGTGGCACGATCATCAGGATCTCTACAATAAGGTTTTGTTGTTTGTCCTGGTTGTTTGGCGCAAGGTTTTCCATCATATTTTCCACCAGTTTGAACCCATCCACCATCATCAAACCACTTATCTAACCTTCCTTTATAATCCTTTGCTTTAATTCCATCAGTTTCTTCTTTTATACCTTTAATCCAAGTATCAGGAGTTTTATCGTGCTTATCAACAAAATCATTATGAAGTTTTTTTGCTGATACATTATGTTTTTTCATAATACCTCTCATAAGATTATCAATAGAATCATAAGAAGTATTATTTAATTTTTTTAATCCTTGCTCTAATTCTTGAACTGCTTCTTCTTTGACATCTTTAAATTTTTTGTGTTCTTTCTTAGCAGACGCTTCCATCTTTTTAAGACGAGTATAATAATCTGGAATTTCATCTAAATGCTGAAGTGCAATATCAGTTGCCAGCATTTTATTGCCAGTATGTTCATGTTCAATGGGAATACCCATTTTAAGTTGATCTTTTATAAAAGAAATATCAAGACGGTGTTTTAACGCAATTTGTTCTGGAGTTTTGTGAGGCTTTACCTTTGGGCACATTCCATTTCCATGAATAGGGCAATTTACCCCAGCATCACTTTTATTGCATTTATCAGATGCTTCAAGAATAAATTGAGTAAATGTCTTCATTGGAAGTTTTTTGATTATTTATTGTCCATCAACCCTTGCTTTAAAAGTTTTTGCAGTTCCGCTGTTGATCCTACAAAAAGAGCATTTGTAACATTTTTTGGTCCTTTTACATCTTCTTCTTTTAATTTCTTCATTTTTTGCTGCAAATCAATCAATTTATCAGTTACTTCCGATACACTTTTAATTAATTGACCAGCAACTTCAAAATCTCTTGCTTTTTCTGTGCTTTGTGCTATTTCTAACATGCTATCAATTGCTTCATTTCCTTTCTCTACTAAAGCATAAAGAACACCTCTAGTATATTCCGAATCAACGTCTATAGCATTTCCTCTTTCAATTTTGGATAGTTCTTTTTTTATTTTTGGAAGAACTTCCTTTGATATAGAAGATGACTCTATGTCAAGTGCTTCATTTATACTATCAAAATCATTTTTCATAATTCAACATCAATACGTTTCGTATTACTATAGAATTTTCCATCTGCAAAATCAAAAATATCTTCATTGAATCCAAAATCATCCCCATAATTTATTAATTCATTATCCTCTTGAGTAATTACATTAATGGGATCTCCTTCATAATGTGGGGAAATAGATGAGTTATCTTGCCCTCTCAATACTTTAATGGTATTTCCAGAGATAGAAGTAATATACATTTCCTCCTCTCCAATTGTTATGTAAGTATTCTCTTGCAGAGAAAGTGTAGATGAAACAACAAATTCAGTCACAAGATCATTTATATTTTGTGCAAGTGAAGTAGTTTGTTCATTATTATAATCTTTAATTGCTCTTGGTGTTGATTTGTATCTTAATTCTCTTCTTGCATTTACTCTATCAGTACTAGTATAATAATCAACTTGAACTTTTTTAATCAATCCTTCCGTACTATCTGCAATACGACCGAATAGATAAGTTTTTGCTGTAAAATTGATAGTATAGATTAAATTTCTTCTTTCCTGATAATCACCTTCATAATTATCAGACATTTGAATATTTTCTATGATTATTGGTATGTCTCTTTTTTCTCCTATTGAATCCACCAAGTCAATAGTTAAATTGAATTGTGGTTGAAAATATGGCAAAATTTGTTCAACAATTTGAAGCATATCATCATTTATTTTTGTGATAATATTCAATTCCATTCCAATATTATATGGAACGGGCATATAAACCTTAACAGGAGTGTTTCCATTTGCAGAATTAAAAGTCTGTACTGTAGAAACTTTTCTGCTTGAATCGTATCTCAAACTATTCATTTCAAAAGACATTCTAGGAAGAGTGATGGCAACTCTTTTCCTTAAATCTGGCTTTTGTTCAATTCTTGCTAAAAACTTTTGAATTGGTCCATATGCAATAGGAACTTTTATTTCACTTACTTCATTTCCATTTTCATCTTTATGTTGAATATAAATGTCATTAAAAAGAGAACCAAATGCTATGATTGTCTTTCTTATAATTTGATGATAGTAATAAGTTCCAAGCATAATATTAAACTTTATAATTATTTAGAAGTCAGCAAATGGATTTTTCTCTGAAAAATCAAATATTTGTTCAAATTCGTCCTCTATATCCTTATTTTGATTGTAATTATCGTACAAATTATCAGTTTCTATAGAAAATACTTTATATGAAGCATCTGATCCGCCAGCAGTTGTTCCCATTCCTACAATTGTTTCTCCAAGAACAAATCCTCCATTCATAATAGAAACTTTAAGAGTTTTAGTATCATAATCCCATTCTTTAACTCTTGCAGATGTTTCGGATGAGGTTCCCATGACAACTTCATTGAATAGATAATTTCCAGTTGAAATTCCCAAAGGTGTAGAAATAGTGACCATTGGACTTTCAGTATAACCAGCGCCAGTATTTGAATATACTAATGCTGTTACAATTCCAGTAGCAGTTAGTATTGGTTCTAATACTGCTGTTGTTCCTCCAGGAGGAGCAGCATCAACATAAACAAATGGAGCAGTGGAATAACCAGCACCACCTGATAATATTTGAACTGGTCCTAATGAACCATTGCCAAGAACAGCAGTAGCAATACCGCCAGATCCAGAAGAACTCTTAATAACTACATTTGGTGCTTCTGTATAACCTATTCCAGGATTTAATAGAACAATTCTATCAATTGAATTGCCCTTTCTTCCAGATCTACTAGTCATAATAGCAACTGCAGTTGCAGCAATTCCATCTTCTGGTGGTGGTGATAAAACAATTGATGGAGTACTCAAATAACCAGTTCCATCAGATATTAAATCAATATACTGAATTGATTTTCCCGAATAAGAACCTTGTTCAGAAGCAATTCCAACTTGAGCATATGCTTGAGAACTAGTTTCATCATCTACCATATTAATAGTCATAATATATCCAAAATCTTTAACAGATTGATCAACTTCAGAAATAGTGGTATCAATAATTTCATCTTCATATTCAAAGATTTCGCATCTTAATTCATAAACATAAAGATTGTTTAATTGATAAAATGGTTTTTTACCCTCTACATATTTGATTTCAAATAAACTATTATCCAAAGGAAGATAAATTAAATCTCCCTCTTCTGGTCTAATTGAAGTGACGATATCTGGTTGATTGGTTAAAAAAGGAGAAATAAAATCTTCATATCTTTCTTTTGAAATAACAAAGGTCATTTCATCAGTTGTTCTGACGCCAAATTTTGAAAGTATATCCCCCTGACCACCAAATCCTTGAACATTTGTTATATAAGCTTCTAATCTAAAACTATCATTAAATTGAGAAAGTATTTCTTCTTTAATGACAGTTTTTTTATTAATAAATTTTCTGGGCATATAGACAACATCTTGCCCAAACATTCTTAACTGTTCATTGACAAGATCTTGCAATAATCTTTGTTCAGATGGAGAACCATTTAGAAAATAGGAATTTAATGGAGACATATTATGCTATCATATCCAATGGAGGCAGTTCATATTCATTCTTCAGTTGATACTCTATTTTTTCTATTTCATTTAATGCATCTTGATATATTTTATCACCATTTAAAGTTATTCCACCTGGAAGTTGAACATTATTGTATTTGGTTAAATTTTGTCCCCATTGCTTTTTAATTAAAGCAGTCAAATACATTTTTAACCACCAGTCATTATAAATTGCTGGAGCATCTGCTGGATTTACAATTCTATAGCAATCAATAATTAAATATTGTTCTGCATTCATCTGTTGCCAATCAATATCAATATATAATCTATGATTTTTTTTATTAAATCTTAACTGAACATCTGGAGTAATAATTCTACTAATATCTTCCAGATATTCCTTAACCATAGCATAATTTAGCAAATCAAGCGCACCATAATAGTAAAGATCATTTAAGAAAAGTTGATATTTGATATTAAAAAGACCGCTAGAAATTGTACTTGCATCAACTTTAAAAATACTATTTACCCCGATTACAGTATCAGGTAATGGTATAAAATTTTGTGTTTCTACGTAATTTGACGTAGTTATACCAACTGAAGAATTCGCACTTGATGGTGTAGTTGAATTTCTAAAAGTACTAATTTCTGTTTGAGATAATTTATGCTTTAGATATACTCTTTCAATTCCATCAAAATGTCTTTCGTGAAAATACTGTAAAGCATCATCTAATCTATCATTTAACTGATCGTCATCAACATTCACCTCTATGACAGGATAACCTAATCTTCTTAAACAATAATCAAGTAGTCCTTGACGGCTATTTACCTCTGCCATTGTAAATCTCCAATTTGTATTTAACTTGTTGTGACGCCTGCTGTAACTAAAGCACTTCCCTCTACAACTCTAGTTTTTTTATAACCATCATCAAGAAGAATATCATAAACATATCTTCCAGATTTTAAAGTTGATGTTATACTAGATCCAAGAGATATTTTAACTTTTCCTTGTTCTGGATAAGGAAAAGACACATCAAACATTGCTGCGATTGATAAAGTTTGAGCACTTTTCTTTAAAAAAGAAGCACCAGTATATTCTGATAAATTTATATAAGAATTACTTTCAGAACTTTCAAGAGTGAAAGTTTGCTCAAAATCAGCTCCACTTGGAATGACAATATTTACTACATATACTGACATTATTAGGAAATAAACTAGTTCTTATATATTTATGATTTATTATTAATTAGAGCAGAAACTAATGATTTTAATTCTTCAATTTCATGTTTAAGTGTTTGTATTTCATTTTTTTCTTCTAATATTTTTTGAGATGCTTTAATGTATTCTTCATATTGATAGTCATCGCAATTTACAATTGCATTTGTTTTTTGGTCTCTATATAAACCTTTATGCCCTTCTACTGGTATCATGCTGTTGCAATTGCTCTTAGGTCTCTTATTTTTGGAACAAATGCCTGATTTGTTCCAGACATTATAATTTTAATTTGGAATCCATTAAATAGAGCAAGATTTTTAGCATTAAATTCATAACTACTATAATCATTTGGATTTATTGATGGCAATACAAGTTTGTCTGGTCTGCCACTGTTTTTTGAAGCATCAATCACATTTCCAGAATTATCTAAATTATCATATCCAGGGAATAGATCATATAGTTGTTGTTCATCTGGGGTATCACTTCTAAACAATCTATACAATACTCTGATATCATTTGTGGAATGTCTAAATGCGTCAAAAAGAACTTTCAAACTATTTGCAGATTTTTCCAATTTAACTTTTTTGGAAATATAAATTGCAGCATTTGGATCTCCAATTAAACCATTTACTCTGGAATCAGAAGCGTAATTTGAAATTGGGTTATTAATCCTATTCATGGCCAAAATCATATTTACTCTATCCAAATCAATCATTGGAGAAACTTTAGAATCTTTTGTGGATAAGACCATTTCCAATGTTAATGATTTTTTTCCAGGATAATCAGATAATTTTAAATATTCATTTTCATTGACTTGCGATAAAACAGATCTTGTAGTTTCTAAACGATTATCAGAATTAAATGTAATATTTTCAAAACCTTGATCTATAAATGGAGTTTCATTTCCATTTATACTGGTTGCAGAAATAGTTCTAATTTTTGAATCTATTGAAGTCGTTTCTGGAATTAATGTCTGAACTATTGGTTTTACAATATTGAAAGTAATATTTTGAGTTGCTTTTGGTCCATTCAATGAGGATGACTGTGGAGATGTATTTAAATAAGATCCTCCAGATTTATTAATATTGAAGTATAATTCAGGGAAACTGTTTGCATTTCCAGTAGTTCTATCTGTTCCATTTTGAGATGTATTTACTTTAATATGATAACTATCAATTTCAATTGGATAAGTAACAAAATCAGCATTGGAAAGTGAATGTGTAGTATTAATTCTTCTTAATGAAATTCCATTGAATTCATATTTGAACACTAAATCATTTAAATTATGTTGTGATGGAATTGTGTTGTTGATTCCTCTTGTAATTCCTGTTAATGTATTTGTTGATTGATTAATCCCAGTATATGAGAGTATTTCATTATTGATTAAAATATAACCAGGATTTGTTAAACCTACAGGGTAATTTTCAAAATTTATAAAATTAGAAATTGATGCAACTGCTATTTCATTGTTTGTAGTTGATGAATAATTAACTGATAATTTTGTTGGAGAAACATCACTTTCAATTCCACTTAATTGAACTTCATTAATTGTAGAGTACATTCCATGATTTTGATGTAAAACTTTGAAGTGTAATCCATCAGATAAAGTTTGCAGTGAAGACACAATTGAACCAGTAATAGTTTGTGTTCCTGTAGAATTAGTGCTTAAAAGATAATCTACTGAATTTGTGTTTAAAACGCCTTGAGTATTTTCAACAATCAATGAATTGAATGCAGAAATCACTCCAACAGTATTTGGAATTGAAAGAATTAGATTTTTACCAAATCCACTAGTGTCAGAAGACGAAACTGTTAGAGTATCTCCATATGCATATCCAGATCCGCCTATTGAAACAGTAGCAGCAATTGCAACACCGTTACTAACAGATAGATCTACTTTTGCCCCTGTCCCATTCCCAGAAAGAGTTACTAAATTGACATTTGAGTATGTTACCCCAAGACTTGTAAAACCAATTCCCGCATTTGTAATACTCAAAGTACTATTAATTCCAATCGCTCCTACCAATGATTTTAAATTACCTTTAAAATTAAGATTATTTTGTTGAGAAATAGTATTACCTACTATTAAATTAGAAATATTTGAATTTGTTAAAGTATTTCCCAATCCAACCAATACTGTTTTTGAATATGCCGAAAGTGGATTGGGTCTCAAAGAAACAATCTGATTATTTCCAAGACCTAATTGAGGATTGTAGAATCTTACTGAAGCGGGAGAAGTTGTAAATTCTGCTCTATAAAGAGTAAATTTAAGGTCCTCAAGTTGGCTTGGATCCCAGGTTGCACCATTTTGTGATTTGAAGAGAGACCCAAGAGTTGGTTGCTGGGAAACAATGATTTTTTCTGAATCTGGTTTATTTACGGTAGAAACATCGGTTTCGCCCATTCTTGAAATCCAAACGGTATAAAGATTTGACGCTGATAATAAAACTATAGCATATGAATTTCTACCTTCTAGATAGACTGGAGAACTAAATGTGAATGTTGTTGGAACAGAAGCATCAGTTGATGTTAAAACATATGCTGGATCCAAAATTACTTCAGAAAATGGAAGAATAGTCTGAGTTGGAATGCCATTCTGCATTGTTCTAATTTGCAGAGTGACTGGAAGATTGTTAGTATCTTTAGAATTGAAGAACACCTCACATTTTGTTAAAAATACTCCATTTGGTTCAGTAACTTCAAATGATTCTGCTAATGGATCCACCCAACGTGTTTGTTCAGTAGATCTAAACGAATTTATTGTATTTGCAGTTAATCTAGTATCTGTTTGAGTTATTGATCTTTGATCAGATACTGTATTTCTTTCTATATTTGCATTTTTAATTCTAAGTGTAGAATCTTCAACATTATCCAAAGTTCCAGCAGAAGTAAAATTGACCTCTGCAGAACTTTCCGAAATTCCAACAATAGAAGAATTAGTAGAACTAGTTGTCAATACTAGTGTTTTTGTGCCAGTTTCAAATTTTGGAGTTGATGAAAGTTTTGGGTCTGGAATAAACAATGAACCAATAAATGTACCAGAAGAATCGCTGATTAATTTTAAATCAGAAACGGTAGCAACAGCTCCACTTTGTTGTCCAACAAGTCGCATACCAATAGAAACTGAACCAAAAAATTCAGAAATAGAATGTACTGCCAAACTTGCAGTATCAATATTTAAGATTTTAGTAGTTGAAGAATAACTACCAGATAAAGAATTTGTAGGTTGATATGGATTCTCTTTATATACTTCTGTTGGTCTATTATATGGACCATATTTATGATTTTGCTTTGCAAGTCTAAAAGATATTGATTTTGATCCAAGTGTTCCTTTAATTGTCTCAGAATCACTAAATGTTCCACTTACCATATTAACTTCTAAGAGTTTTGGTACAACATAAGAAGTTAAATCAACATTATCAAAGAAAGCATAAAATCTTGTTTTTGGTTTTAATCTTCTAGAAGTCATTTCAATATTTCTAGATCTCATTGTAGTTATTATTTCTCTGGAAACTACTCTATTTCCAAGACTAGCAGTATCATATCTGGCAGTTACTCCAATCTGAATGCCTTGCCTTGTTTGAGATCCTGTAAGAGTTGTAGTTTGTTCTCTAAATTCAATAGAACTATCACGAATTGTTTGAGTATTAACTTGACTTTGCCTCATAACACCATCTGGAGCAAGAGATTCGTGCAATCCAGAAGTAGCAACCCATCCAGTTTCGGAAACTAAATTACTACCAGACTGTACCTGTGTTATTACTGGACCTTCAGATACAGATGATCCAGTCCAGTTTGTTTGCCAAGCTCCCCAATCAACTGGGGAAAGACCAGTATTTGTATCGGCTTGATTTTGTTGAATCGCAGTGCTATAAGAACCTTCAATATCAATTGTTCTGGGGGTTACTCTTGTATCAATCCAAGTATCACTTTCTGGTTTTAATTGAATTGTGCCAATCCAATTTATTGTAGCAAATGGATTTACATTTTCAACTCTTGTTGCAAAATTATTTTTTGTATATTGAACTTCATTGTAATTTAAACAAATAACATTTCCAACCTTTTTAATATTGGAAGAACCTAAATCATCCGCATAATTAATATCAATAGATGGATTAGCAGTTGTACCTATGCCAATTAATGCTTGAGATCCAATCAATAAATCAATAGAAGTTGAATATGGTTGTGGTCTTAATATTCCATTAGAAACATCAATACTTGCTTTATAACTTGCATTTGCTATATCAGCACCAAAAATTGATCTGAAATTATCAACAAAGAAACCACATTTAAATCTATCCAATTGAGTTTGTGGATCTCTAATTGTTAAATTCTGAGTATCAGTTTCAAGTAAAGATAATGATGTATAATATTCAACATTAGAAATTCTAGTCTCCAATGTTGAAATATCTTTCATTGTATATCTCTTATGTGTAGATACAATAATATTTGCATCTTTAACACTATAAAGATAAGCTGGAAAATAAATGGTTGCAATTTCAAGAGCACTATCTAATCCATTTGGAACTTTTGGAGTTAATGATGGCACACCTTTACTGACAGAAAATGATCCATCTTTTGATAAGAAAATTTTATCAATTCTAGGTAAATAATAAGAATATGAAAAGTTTATGTTCTTATTATTTGCAAATATATTAGTTGAAGAATTTTGATTAGAATTAAAAATTCTTGATTGAAATTCAAATGGAGATCTAGTTCCAGAATATGGAAGTACTCTTGGTCTTACATCTATAATATCACTAACTCTATTTCCATTTATTGATGCAATATTTGACCCATATCTAGCACTATCATATGATGTGGCTCCAACAAAATCGCCACTATCTGTTGGATTTATATTGTAATAATTATAAACTATTTTTAATTTTTTGCTAGGAGCATTTGCATTACTATTCCTAATAATTTTAGAGAAATCAAGATACTCATTTCTTTGTCCATTATCAAAAGTAAATGATCTCTTAATGTCTTTATCTCCTACTCCAATTGAATATACAGTAGCAGTTACTTGTGATTCCTCAAAGATAATTATCTCTCCTACATTAAATTTATTTTCATTTACATAAACTATTTCAATTTGATTCGTTACTTTATTGTTACATAATACAGCAACTGAATTGCTGTCATTTCCAATTACTCTTTCTCCAATTATTGAATTTAAAAGATTTGGAGATACATTAGTTAAATTTAATGTAGGTAAAGAAGGGTCAGAAGTATTTGAAGATTCAAATACCCCAAGAACTGATTCAACATCACAAATGTTTAAAGATATTTCATTATCTTGAACGCGAGTCCCATAAACAGAACTATATGCCAACCCATCATTCAATGTAGTGGAACCAATTCCAGATGAAACAGTTGATGACTTGTTTATTATTAATGATGCACATCTATTATAGGTTTTTTTGCGAGTAGATGTTTTTATTTTTTTATAAGTTACAGTTAAAGTTGCTTGCCCACTAGATACACTTAATTTTTGTAAAGTAATAGTCCTTCCAGAAACTGTAAGTTTTTGATCATTTAAAGTTTCAACAACACCAGAAGAATTATAGGTTAAATTATAATTTTCTACACTAAAATCTTCTAAAGTTAAATTTGGATCTGTTTCTAATGTTGAACTATATGCATTACTTGCTACAGTAATAATATATGATTTTTTTAATTTTATTTCGGATGAAGTTAAATCCAAATTTGAAATATTATTATATCTTAATTTTGAATATAAAAACGCACTAGTTGAATTTAAAATACCTAATGCTGCTTTAGTTACACCAGATATTGTTGGTATTTGTGAAGTAGGAAGATCTCCATCACATACATTTGCAACATCTGTTGTTGAAACAATACCAATTTGTTTCAAAGATGAATTTATACTAGAAACTTTATTATAAGTTAATACAGTTTGCCCTGGTTTTGAGTATGAAATAATATCACCAACTTTTAAATTTTTATAAAAATCAATAGAAGATGATGTTATTGTGCTGACTCCTGCACTTTGAGCAGAAATTGTAAATGAGGTATCAGGAGAAGAAATATAAAAAGAATTGGATAAAACAGGATCTGCGGTGAATGTTCCTAATCCCGAAACCCCAACATTAGCAACTATTTGATGAACATCAGATAAATTGTAATCTGTTACAGTAACAATTGATCTGTTTTGATCCAATCCACTAATTTGTTCTCCGACAGAAAATGTTCCAGATACTTGGTATAAAGTTAAAGAATTTGAATTAGATACATCATTCAACAAATATCCAGTCGCTCCACTACTTTGACCTTTAATAAATGCAGGGGCGGTTTTAGTTATTGTTGAATTTATTGTTAATGAAGTATAAGTTTGAATATCATATAATGAGCATCTTATTGTTGTGGATGGATCAACATAATTTGAATTATCAAAACTCAAATCATAAACTCTCGCAACTCCAATTTCTGTTCCAGAAACGACTCCAGGAGTTGCGGTTCTTCCGCTATATAATTTTACCTGGGAAGTTGCACCAAATCCTACTGGAATTGAACCATAGATATTATTTAATTCTATTTGTTTTCCAACATTAAATGGAGTAGATTCATTATAGATTGAATCGGTATCTCTTGGTTTTTCTATGTCAATTATAGTTGTTCCAATAGTTTCTATATCATATCCTCTCACATAAGCCTTCCCTGGACTTATTGACAAACAAGCAAGATTATCTGAAGGTGTATTTCCTTGTTTTGTTTGTTGATTTTTATTATAAATTCCGTTATTTCCTGTTTGATTATTTAAAGATTCCTTCAAAGATACTGAAAATGGTCTTACATAATAATCTCCAGACTCATCATATGTTCTTGTGGCAAGTTCGTCACGGATGATACTATAAGTACTATCTTTTACAAATTTTTGAATTATTCCATTTTCAACTCTAAGTAATTCAATAAATTCTTGATCGTTAAAATCTGTTATTGGTTTTTTAATTAAAGTGGCAGAAATTTTTAATCTATCTGCACCGTCTGCAGCATAATTGGAAAATCCATTAGCGTTATCAAAAAGATCTGGATACTCATTTGATGCGATTGCAATTTCTTCATTTATAAGAAGTCCAACTCTATATGATGGAGTATTTGTATAAGCATCTAAAACTACAGTTTGTGGATTAACTGTAACAAAAAACCCACGAATAAAATATACTCCTTCTGCAATTTTAGCAGCAGAACCAACTGCGGTTGAATTTGTAATAACAGAAGTAGCAACAGCAGTATTTGTCCTGATTGTAGATAAAGAATAAGTTACATCTTGAAGAGTGATTAAATTTTCACCATTAGCAAAAATTTTAGTGGTAAAATTAGTATCACTTGAACTTTGGTATTTTACAAATAAAGTATAGTTAGTTACATCGTCAGTTAAAGGGCTTAGATAGTTTTCTACTATTGCAGTAACACCACTAATTTCGCCTTTTAATGTTACACCAATTAACTTATCAATATATGCAGATACTGGGATTCCACCAAAAGTATCATTTATTTGTACTGAAGTATATTGAGATTCATACGCTATTTGTCCAGGAATAACTAATGACCCTTCTTTGAAAAAGTGATTTCCAAATTGTTCAATTTGATCTTGAAAAATTGATTGAAGAGTTGTTAATTCTCTGGCTTGTATTGGAGTTGCTGGTTTAAATAAAACTCTGCTGTAATTTTTAGACCTTTTAAAGTCATCAAAATATGGAGAAACATTGAGATTAGTATTCTGGGGCATTTTTCTTTAGAACTCCAATACAATTTTAATATCTTCTTTTTGACTTGGCGAAAGTGGAACCGCCGTTATATTATCTATGTAAATAATCTCACCAGATTTCTTATTATATTCTGCAGATGCAATTCCAGAATTAAAAGTTAATCCCAATTGATATGTAGTACTATTTATTACTGTGGATAAACCAGTAAAACCTGCATCAATACTTAAAGCATCGCCAATAATAGAAGTTCCATTAATTACTAAAGAACCTCCAGTTCCAGGAGAAGAAGTAAAATTATTGATTTTATATCCAACATATGCTGTTGCTAGTCCAACTGGTTGATAATATTTTAAAACACCAGTAACACTATCCCAAGAAGCAACAAATCCAATTGCTGTTGTTCCTGCACTCACTGTTTGGGTAATAATGGAATCTACAGCATATGTAGTTTCACTAGTAATTCCTGATAATTTTAGTCCTTTTAATGCACTAATTTCTGCTTCAGTTAATAACTCAACATCACTTCCAACGACAGTTGGATTCTTTAATATTCCAACTCTTCCAAAATCATTTCCAACAATAGTGTCTGGATTTTGAGCATTTTTTTGAAATCTAGAATATAATAAAACTTTATAAGCACCAAGTTCCCTATAGATATTATATCCATGACCACCTTTTGGTGGAATAATAATATCAAAACTTGCGATTGTTCCAGTGTTTGTTAATGAAGTTGGTATTCCAACTGATCCTGGAGTAAAATCAATTGTTCCCTTTGTATAACCAGATCCACCATTAGATATAAAAATATCAGATACAGATCCAGTTGAATCTACAGTAATTGTGGCGGTTCCTTCAGACCCATCTCCTAAAATTGGAATATTTGTAAATGATCGTGGTAAAGATTGACTTGATTGATATCCAGAACCTCTATTTGTAATAATTGCAGTGTATATTTTTCCGTTAATTGCATTATTTTTGATCGTAAGACTTTCTCCAGAAGATCCCCAATTTTCTGGAACAGGAATATATTCAATTGAATCAAATTTTACAATTTGTGATGGTTTTATTGTATAAAGATATTTCCAAATATATCCATCTCCACTTGTTCCCGCTTGCCTTGGTTCCAAATCAACAAAAGTTGGTTCATCAAATGAAGGTTTTCCTTCTAAATTATCTGGATCAGTTCCGTTATTTAAACAAATATAAACTCTTAAATCTTGATTAATTACATAATAATTTGAATCATACAATCTTGAGGAATCAGTAACTTTTGTTGGATTGTAGATAGTATAATCATTTCTATACATATCATATACTGTTCCTGCAGACCATTGAAATTTATTGACTACTCTATTTACGTCTGCTGTTGTTATTTTTTTAAGAGAAATTATAGTTTCCTTGATTCTATCCTCTTCATAAAATCCATCTAAAGGAGGAGTTGGCCAATTTGTTGGAGATCCTCCAGCATAAGGATTTGTACTATTTGGTTGCCCAATAAAAACATAGTAATTATTTGCAGTAGAACCAGTAGAAACGAGACTATTTACAAAAGTCTCTGCATTCATAATTCTAAATTGATCTGATATAATAGCAGGCATTTTATAAGATACTTTTTTCTATTTATTCCTAAATTAAACTGCGAGTTCTAAATACGACTGGTGCAGTTGAAAGACCCACCAAACCATTATTTGTATTTAAATCAAAAGTTTTTGGGTTTCTGTTTTGTCTATTTTGATAATTGTAGAACAATCCCCAAGAATATTTGCCATAGAAACCAAAAGTATTAATCCCAACGGTCACATTGATAGGATATCCAGAAGGTCCTGGTGCAAAATTACATCCAACAGTGGTTATTCCAGAAGTAATATCTGTTAATACTCTTTCTACTCTATAAACACCATCAAGATAAGTTACTGCGGTTCCAATTCTGGAAGCAGGATAATTTGCCAATCCTCCAATGCTTGTAGTAATTCCAGTCAAAGCGTGACCACAAATTGAATTGCTTTCTGTGATTACAAAATAATCACCAACATTCAAACTGCTATAAGTAACTCCATATGAATCTAAAGAAGAATATCCAATTCCTAAAGTTGGATTATCATATTGCTCTGGTTTTAATGTAAAGTTTATTGTAGAACTTGCAACACTAATTTTAGTGATGTTCCCATAATCACCTTTAACTTTTACAGTATAAACTGTTTCTGATTTTGTTGGATCACTTTCAACAAAGAATGGAATAATTTCATTTTGAGAGTAACCAAATCCTCCATCAATTATATCAATTGATGATATAGATTCATTTGATACATTAGCATTGAAAATTGGATAATGAATTGTTGGTTCAGAGTAAATTATAGTTCCACCATATCCAACAGCAATCATTCTTCCTTCTTCTCCAATTGAAGAATTATAGACAAAATCAATAATTTGATTTGGTTGATTTGTATCTATTGGCAACCAATATAATAAATCATTTGACTGATATGCTTTGCCTGAATCAGTTATTACATAATAAATTCCATTTATATCACTTGATTTTGTTTTATAATATTTAATATTTCTTAAATTTTCTGAAATATTTAATCCATTAATTTTAGACCAATTATCACTCCCTGTGGAAGATACTAAAATAGTTGAATTGTCTCCAACCGTTATGAATTTGGTTCCATCCCAAATTATCTTATACAAATTATCGGTGCTGATATTTTGCAATGTATTTTGCCAAGTTCCACTTATACCATTTGTGGAATAAAGAATTGTTCCCGAATTACCAACAACTACAAATATATTATTGTTTGTAGTTACATCATTTAGATTATTTGATATATCTATTTTTGTTGAATTTATAAATCTATTAGTCTGTATTCCAACTCCGCAGAAAATCGCACCATTATTTCCAACACACACCCAAGTATTAGTTGTTTGTGAATATGAAATGGAATTAAGATTTCCAGTGTAAATTGTTGGAATATAATTTGTTTGAGATAGTGTTGCTTGTGGATCAAACAATGAACAATTTGCCCAAGATGATATTGTTGATCCTGCACCAAAAGCCCTTATAATTGTTGCATTATTTCCAACAGATACATATGTAAATGATTTTGCTACTCCAATTGGACCATAAGCACTTATAGAATTTAATGTAGTAATTCCAGAATTGGTATAATTCCAACTCAATCCATCAAAACTATTTGCTATAATATGACTTTGACCAACTGAAACTAAAACATTACCACTAACAATTGATTTGAAATTATTGGAGGTATTTATTCCAATAGTTGAATTCCAATTATATACTAAATCTTTTTTATATAATTTAGAATTTGAAATATTTACAATTGGGGAAAGATTATTTTGGTATCCAGATCCACTATAAGAAATATTTACAGACGATATTGTGGATGCTAATGATACGGAAGCGGTTCCAAATGCTGGAGAAATTTCACGATTTTCTACTATGGTTATATTTCTATTTCCAGAAGATAAATTATCAACATTGGAGAATACTGGAAAAGCATTATTTACATAAATGTTTGTATCAGATGGTAATACTTTTTTAATTATTTGTGTAGTTGGAATTACTTTTGACTTTAATCCTGTTCTTGATTTTGAATAAAGAACTCCATTAATAATTTTATCTTCAGTTTGTTTGGTCCATTCTAAAGATCTATATGTTGAGGTATCAATCCCTAAACTATCATAAGTAAATGTATCAAATTCATCTACAGATACAACCCGCTTAACAATTCTTTCAAACTGTTCTCTAATTAATGGTTGTGATAGATCTTTATTAATTTTGACGGTATCTCCTTCTTTAATCGTTTCTGGTGGAACAATTTGTTCAGCATCACGACTTGATCCTTTATAGAATAATACATTACAAGTTGATTTTGCTTTTGGTGCCTCTGTAAATATTATTTTTGAACTTTTATATGTGTATGCATTTCCAGGTTCTTGTAATATATTATTAATAAAAACAAAAATGTTATTATTAATATTTAAATCAGAACCAAGATCTTTTTTTAGTGATATTATACGTGTTTTGTTATCTTCTGTTACAGTCAAAGAAAATCTTTTTTTAAATCCATTAAAATATGGTGATAAGTCATCAAATTGTATAAATTGACCTGGATAATAACCAAAGAATTTATCCGAAAGCACTTCAGTTATTGTAAGTGTAAATTCACTAAATCCAATACCAACATTTGGATTAGTTGTAATTCCAATAACTCCTAAAACTTGACCAACTTTATATCCTCTTCCTGGTTCATCAATATTAAATTGTGCAATACTAGAACCATTTCCAACAGAAACTGAAATTTTTGCTTCAGTTCCTACTCCCAATGGATCTTTATTATAAAGAGAAAGATTAGTATAAGCAGATGGGAGACCAACAACTACTTGTGGAATTGATGTAGAAGTGTATCCAGAACCAGGATTGACTATTGTGAGTGAAGTTATAGTACCTCCTGCACCTATGGTTCCAGTTATTGATGCACCAGATCCAATAGATGATGCAATACTAATATGTGGATTTTCTCTATATCCAGATCCATAACCAGTTAGATATACTTTAGAAATAGTTCCAGCAACTGATACAGAGACAGTTGCAGAGGCACCTACAAGAGGTTGATAACCATAACCAGTAGTAATTGCTACTTTTGAAATTCTTCCAGAATTTGGCACACCACTAATAAATTTAATTGTATTATTTCCTTCAGTATCAATGATAAAATCTTTTCCTGAGACTTGAAGAATATTGTTTATTAATATTAAAGGATTATTGCTAGATGGTATTGAGCTATTAGTATCAGTATATAATCCAACTACTGTATTTTGATTTGTTATTAAAGGAAAATTATTTCTACTAATTATAAAAGTAGTTATTGATGTCCCAACAATAACATTATGACTTGGTTGTATATTAATAGAATTTGTTTCAATTTTTGATATAACTGTATTTGAATTTATAAGAAGATTGTCAGTATATTTAAGATTAAGAACATCTCCAATGAGTAGATTTGTAGTACTTATTCCACTAATTTTGCTTGGATAGTTTGGATCTAAAGTTCCAGTATAAGTTCCGATAATATTATTAAGACCAGTAAAATGCAAAGAAATATCATCTAATATAATATTTTTATCATTTGGCGCTTGAATGTCATCAAATTCTCTTGAGAATACTCTTCCTTGGAAACTAGATTTTGCGTATAAAGTTGTTGTAATGCCATTGCTAGATTTTTCCTGATATGGAATTTTTCCATATGGTGGAGTTGATAGATATATGACTCCATCTATGATATTATAATCTCCTCTCATAATGGAAACTTGTTTTGATAAATCATGATATTGATTTATTGTTCCCATAAATGATCTTTCAACATTAATAGCATTTGTAGATCCAATTCCAATGCTATTAATTTTCATAAATTCATTTTCAATTTTAATAAAATCCAAACCACTAATTGAAGAAATGCCAGATTTTAAATATATTGTTGTATCTGCAGTTCCAACTGATTTTGCTAACTTTGGATATAAATTTCTATTGTATGGGGGATTTTGAATCACATTATCAATTACAATAAATGAACTTTTATTTGGATTTTCTAAACTAAATGAATGAGTTCCAATCCCAAGACTAGTTAAATCTAAAGCATCATTTACAGTTGTTGATAGACCAGAAACTTTAAATTTGTTGTCGTTTGATTTATGAATATATAAATTTTTCGGAAGAGTATTAGTTCCTAAAACTGTTGGACTTAAGTAAATATTATCTAATGGAGAACTTCCACCAACATTAGATCCCGAAATTACAATTTGATCAGTTAAAGCATAACCAACTCCACCATTTGCAACTTTAATTGAATTTACAGAACCAACTTCATCTCTTGATATGGTAAATCTTGCACCAGTTCCAAATCCAACTGCTGTAGTGCTTGGAACGTCTGTATAAATTTGATTTGCTTGTCCTGCTAATCTACTATTTGCTATTTTTGATACTTTAAATGAAAGGTCATTTGTTGGTGTAGCACCACCAATATAAGTTCCAGAAATTGAAACGGTATTTCCTACAACATATCCTCTTCCACCATCATTTAATACAATTGAAGTAGATATAGGAGTTCCAGTGTTATTATATACAATAAAAACACTAAATTTAGCATCAGTTCCAATTCCACTTGTAGATTTTTGTGGAAATGGATGTCCATATCCATAGAATACATTTTTAGATGCATGTTTTATGTCAATTGATGAAATTCCAGTTATTGCAGTGCTAATTGCTACATTATATCCATTTTCATAAATTGCACTTCCAATTGAACCACCTCCAACTTCCATAAGAATGTTAGAATCTGTAGAAGCAACTGAAAGATAAGCAGTATTTCCTGATACTACTTGAATTATTTGAGAACTTTCTACAACTGATGTAGTTGCTATTCCTATTGGAGTAGTATTTCCATAAGTATAAATTATTTTTTGACCAGTTTGAAAATTATGATTGTTTAATGTGAATGAATTATTGCTCAAATCAACAATTGATGTGTCGGAAGACTCAAATTCTCTATAGAATACTGGATATGAGTTATTTGTAAGTCTGAAGGAACTTATTCCAAGCACAGATCCACCTTGAGTTGAACTGCTTATGCCAGTAAATTGATCACTGATATCATCAACAATTAAAACTTTATTTGTATGAGATAAAATATAAGGAGTAAGATTGACTCCTTGAAGTACTTGAATTCTTTCTACTGATCCATCATCTGCTTGTTCTTCATCTTCTGCAAGCGAAAAATTACTTCTTGTATATAAAGATGCTGTATTATCAATATTGACCAATAATGATAAATCCGAATTCACGATTGGTTTCATTGTTGAAGATTTGGCAATTCCAGCATCTACTGGACCTGAAGTTGTAATTCCAATAATATCTAAATCAGAAAATTCTTTATATCCAGCAGGATGGACTAATGATCTTACTGGTTCTTTCCATTTATCATAAGGAATTTGTCCCTTGATTGCATATGAGAATTTTTGATAATAATTATTGTCCGAAATTCTTTGTTGATAATCATTCAACAAACCCTTTCTATCATTTGAATAATTGATCTTATCTCTTGTTGTGCCTAATATACTTTCTAAATTAAATTTATTAACTTCTAATACTGTTCCATTTAATTTTGATACTTGACCTCTTAATTTATATCCATCTTTCAATTCTCCAGAACAATTGATTAGTCTAATTTCATTAATATCATTATCCCACCCATTATCCATTACATTTGCAATAAATGTATTATTTCCATTAGTATCATAACCAAAAACTTTTTCGCCAGAAGTATATGACAAATCGTCAGCAACAAACATTTCAAATTGTGCCATATCTTTTTTATTAACTACATGCCCATAACCAAAAACAGTACTATATTCTCCAAATGGAGTTTGTGCTTGATTAATTCCTAACTCTGATATGTCATAAGTTACCGTATAATTTGTAGAATTTACATTAGTAACAGTAAAGAAAGTATAATTATAAGTAGAAGAATTGAAATTTTTCTTTGTTTTATCTGTAATAATACATCTTTCTATGAAGATTTTATCTCCAATTTCAAATGGGAAGGTACTTCCAGATTCTCCATAATTATCAGGAATTAAAGGATATAATTGATTATCACTGTTAATTAATTCTAATGTTACATAATTTCCACTTACGACAATATCATTAATATCATATCCATTAGAATTTCTGGTTGCAATTATTGGTAATGGTCCAGACAAATCATTTGCATTTTGATTTACTGTTGCTGAAAGTACAGATCCACCAGAAACTGAACAGGATAATTTAATGTTATCTTTTGGTTTATTGTCAGCACCAAGAACTTTAAGTATTGGAGCGGTATTATATCTTTTTCCGCCAGTAGTAATGCCGATATAATCAATTCTTTGAATATCCTTAATTTGAGCAGTTGCAGGAATACTCAAATAAGGTTTTAATGTTTTATCTGTAGGATAATCAAACCCATCTTTGACTCTTTCCAAATAGTCAATTTTTCCAATATAATTTGAATTTGCATACAATAATGCTCCCGAACCCGCTACAGAAACAACTGAAGTTATTTTAGGAATTTTTAAATAACTTTTTCCTTTTGCTACTACATTTATTTTTGATATTGGTCCAAGTGCTGTAATTGAATTTGTATCATAAAAAACCGAACTAATTCCAGAAGAAAGTGAATATGAAATACTTTCTGGTTTTAATGATAGATTGATTTTAAAATTATTATCATCAACAACTAAAACAGAATAATCTTTATTATACAAACTTGGTCTTATGATAATCTCATTTCTATTTTTAACTTCATCATCATAAGAAATTTCACGTTCTATAGGAGTAGCAGTTGCTTTTGGTAAAAAATTATAATAAATTTCCGATGGATAATATTTTTGAGTATTTAAAACATAATTATTTCCAAAAAGATAAGAATAGGTTTCAAGTTCTTTTGTAAAATTTTTATCTTTATAAAGAATTAATTGGAAATTTTCAAGAGTAGGATCAGATACATTCAATTGAATTATATTTCCTTTAGTAACATTAAACGGAGGATTGATCAAAGAAATTGTGTGAGTTCCACTACCAACAGAAAGCAATTTAATAAAGTTTCCAACTTTTGAATCATACTCATATTCACAAAGTTTAATTTTATATTGATCTAATTTAAGAATAAAATAGGTTTGATTGTTCTCCAAACCTCCAATTGCTGGTGTAGTATCAGCATAATAAACAATTTTATCACCTGTTTTTAAATTGTTTTCTCCTAAAGTTATTTCTGATGTATTCGTATTGACGCCAACAGAAGCATCAAAAGTAATTGGTTGAGATGTTATTTTTCTTAAAAATGGATCATATTTAAATGATATTGTTTCATTTAAACTTGGAAATAAATTAAATTTAACACTTTGATCATTTAATAGTTGGTGTTTTTCAGAAGTAGTTACAGTTACTGAATAGTTTTCTACCTTTGCTTGTGCAGAATTAAATTGCGTAGAAAGAGAGTGTGCTACACCAATATTAACAAAAGGACTAAAATATAAAGAATTTAAACTTGTTCCAATTCCAGAAGAAGTTGTGAAACCTAAAGTTGATATTCCAATATAATCTTTATCAAAAACTACAGAATATACTGTTTGATTATTTTGAAGTTTAAACTCACCAACTCCAGTATCAAAAACAGATAATCCATCACCATTACCACCAACTCCACCACTATATGTCAATGGTTGCCCAGTATAAAAACTATGTTTTGGAATATAGATTCTTTTTGCTGGAATAAAATTATTTGTATTGTCAAAATTAGT